CTCGTCGCGCACGGCTCCTACATCGCCACGACCACGGCCAGCACCGTCACGTACGGGTTCTACATGACCGCAGCCAGCACGGCAACGGCCGCGAACAACCTGGTCGCCACGTCTGCCGTGCTGGGTGTGTCCTCGGCGATCACCGCCGTAGCGGTCACCGGCATCCCGTGGCACCTGCAGTATTGGGGCGTCATCCAGAAGATCTCCTCACCGGTCATCGGCCTGACGAACGCGACGATCGTGGGACGGGGGATGTGTAACACAGGCGCGTCGCTGACCGCGTGGGCCGCGTCGCCGTCCACGATCCCGCAGACCCTCGCGACCGTGACCGTCGCGCAGACCGGCACGCCCGGGTTCGGCATGGTCACCAACATCGCGCAGATGGTTTCCGTCGGCGTGACGATCGCGACGAACACTGGTTTCACGTCGATCACGTGCGACGAGCTGACTTGCGAGCTGCTGGGGTAATGCCACCCGCCTGATCCCCCGGGAGGGCGGTGAGCAGTGGCTGTCGCGTTTGACGCTGTAGGCCCGTCCAGCGCCGGGGCCGGGAACGCCAGCACCGCGTCGCTGTCATGGACGCACCCGGCCGGGGCGGTGAGCAACCGGGCGATCCTGGTCGCCTGCTCGCTCGACGCACCCGCCGACGGTGGCCTGACCATGTCGGCGACGTGCGCCGGCGTGACGATGACGTCGCTGGGGATCGTCCACGCGAACAGCACCACCCTCGGCTACCTGCAGGTGTGGGGCCTGACCGGCGTCGGCACCGGCACCCTCGCCATCGTGGTGACGGTCACCGGCGGGACGCCGGATGACCTTGAGGGCGGGTCGCTGTCGTTCTCCGGCGCGGCCCGGTTCGGCACCCCGGCGACCGGTGTCAGCTCCGGGACGACGGGCACCGCGACCGCCACCCTGAACACGAACACCACCGGCAGCCTGATCGCCGGGTTCACCGCCGCCGGGGACAGCATCACCTCAGCCACGTCCCCGTCCACGTCCCGGTTCATCAACAACAACCGGGGCGGCGCCGGCGACGGCACCGGCAACGCTGCCGGTGCGACCAGCGCGGCGACCGGCAGCGCGGTCACGATGGCGTGGGCGCTGAACTCCGCGACGTTCTTCGCCGAGATCCTGGTCGAAGTTCAGCCGGTGACGCCGCTCCCGCCGCCGCCGGTCCCGCTGTATGCCCCCGGATGGTTCCCCGGCGCGGACCGTGTCACCACCCAGCCGGACGGCATCCCGTTCTATCCGCAGCCCGCGCCCACGGACGCGACACCGGCGGTCATCATCCCGCCGACCCCGGAAGCGTCGCCGCCGCCGCTGCCGCTGCTCCCCCCCGGCTGGTTCCCCGGCTCCGCGGCTGTCACGCAGGACCCGGGCGGGATCCCGTTCTACGCCGAGCCGCCGCCGCTGCTGCCGACACCGGCGGTCATCTTCCCCGTCCCGGAAGTCGCGGGGATCGCGGACTGGCTGCCGCTGCCCCCCGGCTGGTTCCCCGGCGCCAGCCAGGTCACCACCGACCCGGGCAGCATCCCGTTCTACTCGCTGCCGCAGCCGCAGACGCCACCACCGGCGCCGCCACCCGTGCCGGTGGTGACCGGCCTCGGCGGCTCCGGGTACAACAGCTGGTTCACCGACCAGTTCGGCAGCCCGCGGCTGATGGTGATCGAGCAGGCGTGGTCGCTGCCGTACAACGCTGGCCGGTGGAACTCCGGCAACTGGCGCAGCGACATGGACGCCTACTTCACCACCCGCGCCCGGCAGGGATACACCGCGTGGTACGGCGTCGCGTGGGGGCAGCAGCACCAGGAACCGACGTCCCTCACCGGTGGCCGCACGTGGGACGGCGTCTACCCGCTGAACATCAACGGCACCCCCGGCGCGATCGCCACCGGCGCCGAGACGGTCACGCTCAACAACACGTTCTGGCAGCGGATCGACTACCTGTTCGCCACCGCCCGCGCGCAGGGCATCGCCTGCTTCCTCAACATGGGCCTGTCCTACGACCACAGCGACACCGGCGGCATCTGGCAGAACGCCACCAACACGCAGGGCACCGCGTTCGGCGCCGCGCTGACCGCCCGCTACCCGCAGGCCACGTACCCGCATGTGTTCTGGTTCTTCGGCGACGACGACGACGGCCCCAACGACTCGTTCTATTCCGCGCAGCTGTCCGGGATGCAAGGCGCCGGTGACACGCGGGCGCTGGTCTCGATCGAGCAGTTCACCAACACGAACTGCCACATCGAGTTCGACAACAAGACCTCATTCTCCGGGTCGTTCGGCGTGCCGAACGCGACCTATAACTGGGTTTACTCCTACGACGCGCCGTACTTCGGTGCCGAAGACTCCTACGCCGAGGGCGGCTCGTTCCCGCACATCCCGGCCGTGTACGGCGACGGGGTGTATTACGGCGACACCGGCGCCGGCACCACTGCTGACCGGGCGATCCGCAACTTCGCCTGGTGGGCGCTGGCCAGCGGCTCGCGTGGTTTTCCCGCGACATCGGGGCCGTCGGACATTTTCGCCGGGCCGCCGACCCAGTTCTGGCAGTGGCCCTCGGATGCGATCGCAAGGCTGGCCACCGACCCTAACGGCACGTTCACCACGGTTACGGTCGGCAAGATTGCCACGTATTTCTCCGGGCTCGCGGACTGGCACAAACTGATCCCCGACACGGGGAACGTGTTCATCACCGCCGGCCGGGGCACCCGCGGCACGTGTGACGCGCCGGGCGGCGCGTTCAACTTCCGCAACAGCAGCACGTACGTCGCTGGGTCGGTCACCCCCGCCGGGACGCTCGCGGTCATTTACTGCAAAGCCGCCATGTCGATCACGATCGACCAGACGAAACTGGGCCCCGGGTACACCGCGACGTGGGTGGACCCGCTGTCGCTGGCCACCCAGACGGCCACCCCGGCCGCCACGTACAACTCCACCCCGCTGGGGAACAACTCGGCTGGTGACCCGGACTGGGTGCTGGTCCTGCAAGGGACGCCGGTGGCCGCGCCAGCCGCCCCGGCCCTGACGGTCCCGCTCCCGCCTGGATGGTTCCCCGGCGCGGACCGTGTCACCACCCAGCCGGACGGGATCCCGTTCTACGCCGAGCCGCAGCCAGCGGACCAGGTAGCGCCACCGGCGGCGGGGCTCACCGTCGCCACCGCGTCCCTCGCAGGCGCCGGGTCCGTCACCGCAGTCGTCACTGAGGCGCCCATCGCCGCCGCCGCCGGTGCGGGTGCTGTGGCCGCGGTCGTCACGGAGGCCGCTGGTGCGGCTGCCGCCGGTGCGGGCAGTCTCACCGCTGTTGTCACTGAGATCGCTGGCGCGTCCCTGGCGGGCGCTGGCGCAATCGCTGACACACCCGCCACGGAAGCGGCCACCGCATCTCTGGCTGGCGCCGGGTCTATCACTGACGTTGTCACGCAGGCGGTCATAGCGTCCCTGGCCGGTGCGGGCGCGGTGAACGCCACCGTCGCGGGCGGCGCGTCCACCGCCACCATCACCGGCGCTGGCACGGTCACTGCCGTGGCCACGCAAGCCGCTACGGCGACGGCAGCCGGAGCTGGGGTAGTTGCCGCCACCGTCACCCAGCGGGGCGCAGCGTCGCTTACAGCGGCTGGGAGCGTCAGCGCGTCCGGCGCGATCACCGGCACCGCCAGCCTGGCTGGTGCCGGGGCTGTCACCGCGCTGGCGGCGACGGCGGCACCCAGTGCTCTCGCGGCGGCCGGGGCCGTATCCGCCAGCGCGGGGCTGCGGTCCACTGCGGCCCTGGCCGCCGCGGGAGCCATCACCGCCACCGGGACCAGCGCCGCCAGCATCATCAACGCCACCAGCAACCCCACGGTCACAGCGGCGCACACCTCCACCGCAGCGGTCACCGACCCCCGCGACGGCACCAGCCGCGTCACCGCCGCAGCCACATCCACACCCGCCGTCACTGACGGATAGGAGCCATGGTGAGCGCCACCGTCTTCTACGCCGACGGCAACGAGCAGGCCACACTGTCGAACACGTTCAAGGTCGCCGGTGTCCCCACCGACCCCACCGTGGCCACACTCACCGTCACCGACCCCACCGGCGCCGTCACAACCCCAGCGCTCACCCATGTCAACGGCACAGGCCTCTACACCGCCACCGTCGCCTGCACCATCACCGGGATCTGGACGTATCTGTGGGAGGGCACTGGCGCCGCCGCCGACGCGGCCGCCGGCACGTGGACCGTCGTCACAGTGGCGCTCGGCCAGCGGTACTGCTCAGTGGAGGAACTGAAGTCGCGGCTGGTCATCACCGACACCGCCGACGACTTCGAGCTCCAGCTCGCGGTTGAGTCCGCGTGCCGGTCAATTGACGAGGTGTGCGGCCGGTACTTCTGGCGCGGCACCGACACCCGCACCTACGTGCCCGAGTCGATCTACGGGCAGCAGCTCGACGACATCGTGTCCGTCACCACGTTCAAAACCGACCAGGACGGCGACGGCATCTATGAGTCCACCTGGACGCTGGGCACCGACTACGCGCTCACCGTCGCACCCGGGAAATACAACACGGCCGCGAAGGGTGAGGTGTGGCCCTACACCGGGTTCACGATCCTGGGGCCGAAGTTCATCCCCTACACGTGGCCGTGGTCGCATCAGGACCGGATCCAGGTGACCGGCGTGTTCGGCTGGCCAGCGGTGCCGATGGCGGTGAAACAGGCCGCGCTCATCGCCGCGGCCGACCTATTCCGGCTGAAGGACGCGCCGTTCGGTGTCGCCGGGTTCGGCGAGTTCGGGGTGGTCAGGATTCAGGCGAACCCGCGTGTCATGTCCCTGGTGAAGCGGTACATCTCCGGCCAGCGGGTCGGCGTGTAGATGGCGCAGCCCACATTCCCGCAGGTGCGGCAGGCCGTCGCCGACTACCTCACCGCCAGCATCGGCCTCCGCGCCACCCCCAACCGGTTCGGTGCCGTCTCCCCACCGATGGCCGTCGTCGCACCCCAGACCGGGAGCCTCATCCGCTACTCCCAGACGTTCGACGGCGAGACGGACTACAGCTTGCGTGCGGTCATCCTCGTCAGCGAGGGCGACTCCGCATCCGGGCAGGACGCCATGGACGCCTACCTGTCACCCACCGGCACCTCAAGCGTCTGGGCGGCGGTGCAGGCAGACCCGACGCTCGGCGGGAAAGTCTCCTACGCCGCCGTCATCGAAGCCACCGGCTACGGGCTGATGAACTGGAACGGCGTCGACTATCTCGCCTGCTCGATGATCCTGAACATCGGCACCTGATGCGGTGGCTCATCGGCCACCCTGGGCCGCACTTCTCCGTCCACGACCTGTACGAGGGCTGGGTCGAGGCGCTGCGCGGTCTCGGCGAGCAGGTGTTCACATTCAACCTCGGCGACCGTCTCTCGTTCTATGACGCCGCCCTGATCGAAGCCGGCCCACGGGACGAGGACGGGCGGGCGGTGATCCGCAAGGCGGTGAGCCGCGAACAGGCGATCGGCATGGCCACCAGCGGCCTGCTGTCAGCTGCGTACCGCTGCTGGCCCGATGTGATTCTGCTGGTGAGCGCGTTCTTCACGCCCCCGGATCTGCTCGACATGATGCGCGGCCGCGGCCACAAAGTGGTCCTCCTGCACACCGAATCGCCCTACCAGGACGATGAGCAGCTGCTCCGCGCCTCGCACGCCGACATGAACCTGCTCAACGACCCGGTCAACCTCACCGAGTACGGCGAGTACGGCCCCGCGGTCTACATGCCGCACTGCTACCGGCCCACGGTCCACTACCCGCCACCGCCGGGGACGGTGCCGGAGTATGACCTGGCGTTCGTCGGGACTGGGTTCCCGTCGCGGGTGCGGTTCTTCGAGCAGATGAACCTGACCGGCCTGCGGACCCGGTTCGAGGGCGTGTGGATGGACCTGCCCGCGGACTCACCGCTGCGGGACGCGACGGACATCACCCCCGACGGCTGCGTCGACAACGAGGACACGGCGGACATTTACCGGCGGTCGGCGACGGGCATCAACTTTTACCGCCGCGAAGCCGAGGACGCCCATACCGGGGAGGGCTGGGCGATAGGGCCCCGCGAGGTGGAACTCGCGGCATGCGGGCTGTGGTTCGCCCGCGACCCGCGCCCCGAATCCGACGAACTGTTCCCCATGCTCCCCGCCTACAGCACGCCAGAGGAGGCGGGGGAACTGGTCAGGTGGGCCCTGGCGCACCCGCAGAAACGCGCCGCCGCCGCTGCGGCGGCGCGGCGGGCTGTCGCAGCCAGGACGTTTGAGAACAACGCCAGGAACCTCCTGGCGATGCTCGGCCGCTAGCTAGGAGAAACGATGCCAAGGCGTCACGGCAGAAACGCACAGGTCTATGTCGGGGTCACCTCCGGCGCCGCGGCATCCCCGGCCGCGTTCCAGGCGGCGTGGTCGATCAACATGGTCGTCAATAAGGTTGACGTGACCGCGTTCGGCGACGGGAACCTCGTCTACGTCGCCGGGCTCCCGGACTCGTCAGGGGACTTCTCCGGGTTCATGGACGACCTCACATCCCAGACGTATGTCGCCGCGGTGGACGGCCTGCCGCGCAACTTCTACCTGTACCCGGACGCGACGAACGACCCGAACGTGTACTGGTTCGGGACGATCCTCCCCGACTTCAGCGCCGATGGGGCGATCGCTGGCGCCGTGAACTTCAAGTCCACATGGAACGCGGCCAGCAAGGTGCAGCGGTACACGCCGTTCGGTGGCCTAAACACGTGACGTGCGGCGGTGCCGCCGCACGAGCCAGGCGCCGCAGACGACCACCACCACCACCCCGGCGATACCGATGGCGTTCAGCAGCGCCGGTGTCAGCGGCGCTGGCAACGGGCCACCGGTCATCGCCATCCACGTCACGGCCATCACTACACCAGCGATGATGCCTTCCCACAGGTGCCCGTCTTTCCCCCATGTCATGTCTGGAGTGTAACCCTGTGGCGACTCTCGACGTCCTGGCGCTGGACCTCGCTGAACTGGCACGGGGCCTGCGGCAGGCCGGGGATAAGGATCTGGGGCAGGAACTGACGGACGCAATCCACCAGGCCGCCGATCCGATTCCGGGGGAGATCCGGGCCGGGCTGAAGCCGAAACTGCCGGACCGTTACGCCGAGGTGCTGGACTCCGTCCTCGCTACCCGCGTGTCGGTACTTTCGGGTGCCAGCAATCCGGGTGTGTCGATCCGGGCGACGACCCGGGGCCCTATGCGCCGCAGGATCCGGCGGCTCGACCAGGGCATCCTCGAGCATCCCCTGTTCGGCAACCGGCGGCACTGGTACCGGCAGCCGGTCGCGGCGGGCTGGTTCACGCAGCCGAACGATGACGCCGCCCCCCGGGCGCGCCGCGACATCGAGGACGCGCTGGGCCGGGTCAAAGACAAAATCTTCAGGGGGGTCCACGGCTGATGGCGAAGATCCGCATCAATGGCGAGTCGTTCGATTATGACCAGTCGCATCACCCGATGAGCGAGGCCCTCGCGATCGAGCAGGCGACGGGCATGCGGTATGTGGACTGGGAGACCGAACTGTCCGCCGGGTCGATGCGGGCGATGTGCGGGTTCGTGTGGCTGGTGTGGCGCCGCAACGGCCGCGATGTCCCCCTGGATGACATCCTGTCCGGCGAGATCGAGATTGACCTGACGGACCTGCTCGCCAGTTTCCTGGAGATGGGCCAGGAGAACCAGGAACCGGGCCCTACCAGCGGGGACAGCCCGGTCCCCTCAGCCCCGGCGCCTACACCTACGACCGGGAAAAGTACCTCGCGGTCTTCGCGCAGTTCTTCGGGATCCGCCCCTGGGAGACCGGGCTCCTGACCGTGGGCGACTTTGAGGCGCTCGCTGACTACGCCGAAGAGCATCTGCTGAAGGACCGCTGATGGCTGAAGAGCTCCGTTTCGACATCACGGGGAACACTGCGGGTGCGCAGCGTGCGAACCGGGACCTCGCCGGGACGATGGACCTGGCGGCGCGCGGCGCCCGGCTGATG